TTCTGCCATCTGCCATGTCGCTTCAGCAGAAGATAGTCTTGTATTCTGGTCTGTAATATTTTTTTGTGCTTGTTTAAGATCTTTTGTTAGACCTACAATTTCTTGCTGATTTGAATTAATAGTGTCTGTAAGATTAACAATATAACGGACACCTGTAAAAGTTCCAACCAAGACCGAAGCCACGACTGGAACCATTACTATATTTTTTTTTAACAAATCTGCTAAATTCATTACTTAACTATGTAAGCTATAACTAAAACTGCAACTACAAGACATTCAATCTTGTGGTCTGACCAGTAATGCATAGCTTTACTTTTCATTTTTTTAATCATTTTTTTTCTCCTCTATTTCATAGAAAAACTTATCCGTATCTTCTGTACGCCAAGCTCTACTATCTTCCACATTCCACTCAGAAGTCTGCACTTTCCAATCAGGAATATCATCTTTCACTGTGAAAGAAGGTATGTCCCATATACATCGATTGTTAGGTTGTGCTGCAAAATTACCGTCATCGAGGGCAATTATGTGAGCGCACTTGTGTTCGTGCGGAATCTCTGAATGATCAGTGTCAAGTATATTAGACTCTGGATGTGCAAAGTCAACTGTAAATAAATATTTTCCTGGGTGCCATTTCTTATCTTTTCCGATATACTTACCGGCTTGTCCGTCTAATATATCCCAACGATGAACAGAAGGATAATAAGAAAAACAATTCCAGAGCTGTAGTTCATCAAGTCTTTTTGTGGGCACTCCGGATGCATCAAATCCCTGTTGAATAAACGCGCTAATTGGCAAGCGATAAAATATTGCACCGTTTTCCATAATAGCATGAAATAATATAGCCCTGCCTGTAAGAGCGCTAATACCAAAGATAATACAGTCAGCAACTTCTCCCTGATGTTTTTTAAGATCATAAAGATACTCCTTTCTTATTTGTGCATAAGTCGGTGGTATGTTTGCATTTAAATAAGCCATTCATTAATTATACACTTTTTTTAAAACATGTCATCAGGTTCAGCAGATATATCGCCCCAGTTATCTCCAACCTCATAATCTACTTTATTAGGTACTTTTAGTTCAACACAATTTTCCATAATTTCTTTTATTCTCTTAGCTTGTTCTGGAGATTCCACTGAAATATCTAATTCATCATGTAATTGTATTAAAGGTGTAATACCTTCAGACCGTAAATCAATCATTGTTTTCTTTGTCATATCAGCTGCTGATCCTTGTATTAATTTATTTAAAGCTTTATATGTAAAAGCTCTTCTTATCCCTGGTCCGTGTTCCTTGATCGCATCTTCATGTTTCAAGGGTTTATGCACACCAAAATAGTTTGGTTCCCAAAGATTAAATCTACATCTACGTCCTAACAAAGTTCTTATTTTACCAGAGTCTTGTGCTCTATTCATAACTTGTTGAATCAATTGTTTTACAAATGGAACTCTTTGATTATATTGTTTTAATACTTTTCCTGCATCTTCCTCATTATAGCCAAGTGAATTTGCTAATTTTGCTTTACCCATTCCATAAAATAACCCAAGATTAATTGTCTTAGCTTCAGATCTATCTATATCTGCTATTTTAGCTACAATTTCATGAAAATCTGCCTCTCCTTTTTCATAAGATTCTGCAATAGAAGCCACTCCAAGGACTCCAGGCGTGCTTAAAGCAAAATGCACCACTAGTCTAGGTTCTTGTTGTGAATAGTCAAAACAACCCCACTTATGGCCCTTCTCAGGCACAAATATAGACCTAACTCCATTACCTATATCTGTATAATTTGGAATCTGTTGCAAGTTTGGGTTAGAATAAGATAACCTCCCTGTTACTGTACCTCCAAAATCTCCTTTTAATTGATGTATGTCAGAGTGTATTCTACCATTATATACAAATTTTTTTAATGAATCTACAAAGGTGTTTCTTAATTTGTCTGCTTCTCTTGCACTGTTGATAGCTCTTAACACAGGATCTTTGTGGTTCTTTAAATAATTTTTTGTAAATGAAGGTTTGCCAGTTTTTTCTGTTCTATCAAAATCGTTTATGTTTCTAGCAATACATGCTTTTTCAATGCTAGCCGCAGCCCATACTTCAGGATAAAAACCTATCTCTTCATGAACTCTTTTCATATAAAGATCATAGTTTTTTTGTAATGTAGATTCTACTTTTTCAATTTGATCCTCATCTACTCTAACTCCTTTTAATTTCATGTCTAATAAACATGGAAATACTTGTTGTTCTAATTCTACAATCGAATGCAAATCTTGATGTTCTATTTCTTTTTTAAATTCTTGCCACAAAGCTAATGTTACTTCAGCATCTCTTTCAGCATACTCTCCAACATACATTGCAGGTAGTTTGTACATCTCTGCTTTAGCATCAACACCCCATTCTTTTGCAGCTTCCTTTAATGCATTTTCATTTTTACCCATACCAACATAATCATTTGCAACAGAGTTTAAATCATATCTAAATCTATTTTCATCTACTAAAGATGCGGTTACCATTGTATCAATAACTGTTCCGTGAACCTTGAGCCCTAGTCTGTGAATCCAACACATATCATAAATAGCATTGTGAAATATTTTTAATGAATTTGTTTTTAAGACATCTGCAAACCAATCAAGAACTTGTTTTCTATTCATGTTAGGTCCTGCTTCATGAGCGATTGGAAAGTATCCGGCCCAGTCTTTTACAGCGATAGCTATTCCAACTACGTCACCTTCATTTCTTGTTGATGAAGATCCTCTTGTTTTTAGATCTGGATCTTTTGTTTCTAAGTCAATTGAAATTTCATCATACTTAGATAAATCTGGAAAGTGATCTGGTTCTGACCAATCTGTGTGTTGTTTAAATAATGTTTTCATCAGATCCTTTTGGTTCATAGATATGCTTACTCTCTATAGTCTTATTAAGTTTATCTTTATTGCTAAATGCATATAAAGCCGCGTGATAGTCATGAGGAAATATCTCCCATGATAATTTATCTTCTAGTGCTAGATAAATTTCTAGCTCAAATTTATATTTTTTATTAATGCTAATAGTTTTTACAATCTTACTTGCTTTTGGCATTTTTCATATCTTTCAATTTCTTAATTTCTAAATCACAATAGTGTTTAATCTTCTCCAAATCTTCTACACCATTTTTGTGTAAATATCTACAAACATATTTCACAACGTTGCCCTGGAAGAATGATAAATCATTCTTTGAAATAAATTCGTAGGGTTGAATGTGAAAGTCTTTGTAGTGACTCCCGCCTATTTGTTTGTCTTGAGGAAATGCATCCTCAAATATATCTTTGCTTGTCATTTGTTGTCTCCTTTTTATTGTAAAAATTGTCTCGTTAATAATGGAAAAACATTTTTTTGATTGTGTTGATAGATCATTAAATGTTTTCTTGCTCTTGATGTAGCAACATAAGATACTCTAGTCTCTTCGTCCTCTTGTTTTCGACTACCACTGTTATAAGATTTTAAAGAGTTTGGTCCCCAGTTAGAATCTACAATTACTATGTCAGCTTCCATACCTTTTACAGAATGAATAGGTGCAATTTTTATATTACTTTCTAAGTTAGGGTCTCTTTCCCAACAAGTTCTCAAGTATTCATTTAAATGATTGTTATCTCTAAACAAAACACTATCTGTTTCAAACTTTAAAATTTCAAACCACTTACAATTTATATCTCCTTGAAAATAGTATTTATTTTTTATATCTTCAAAACTTAAATATAAATCTGGATCTTGTAGTTCTGGTGGTTGTGTGTCAGCGTGTTCTAGTGCACCCTTCTTTCCATACTCTATTAGTCCTGGCTGTAGTTTTTTAACCATTTTTAAATATTGCTTTCCTTGTATAAGCCCACCTGATTGTAAAGTGTCCCAAGCTTTAATTAATTCTTTTCTATCTTCTTGTTCAAAGATAGTTCTAAAAGAAGTACCTCTGTCATATGCATAATTTTTTTCTTTAAATATAAGACCATAATCTATACAAAAATTCTTAAAGTTTTTTGCAAGGCTATTTGTTCTAGCACACATTATAACATTTGATTTTGAATTAATATTGTTTGCTAAAACCCTTAATGAATCAATAAAACCAAAACTTCCTTCTTTGTTTGGGTCACATTCAAATTTTGTTCCCAATCTATGTTGTATCTCCCCCTGTATTTTCATTACAACTTTATACACAGCAGGAGGTAATCTGTACGTTTTAGGAAGAGACCGTACACATTCTTTTTTACATGGCCACTTTTGAAATATTCTAGCGTCAGAACCTTTCCAACCATAAATAGATTGATCATCATCCCCTACAAGAACTAGTTCTTCTGTATTTCTAGCTATCTTTGATATTACTTGCCATTCTAATTTAGATAAATCTTGTGCTTCATCTACTAATACAAGTTTGTAAGGCTTAAACTCGATATTTTTTACTAAAGATTTTTCTAACATGTCATCAAAATCTATCATTTGATAATGATTTTTAAATCTTGTAAAATTTTTATATACATAACTTATCTCAGGTCTTTTAAATCTAACTCTAGAATAACTAGGGTCTTCATCGTAAAAATGAAAAATTCTTTGTAAAGGATCTTTTACTATTTTATATTCTCCATTAATTTTTATAGCTTTTTCAAAACCTAATGAGTGTTTTGCTAGACCAATAAGATTCATGATAGATCCAAATTTTTTATCATGTTCTTCTGTCCATCCTACTGCGATAAGATCAGTTCCATCATAGTTAGTATCTGCTAGCTTAGGCCAATTGTCTGGATCAGTTTTTATTAAATCTTTAAATGTTTTTTTTGCACTTTCATTAAATATTTGAAACTGACTTAAATGATCTTTACAGAACTTGTGTATTGTTTTTATAGATTGTGCTTGTTTTTCAGTTAAAAATAAAGATAATGTTTTGTCATGAATCGCTCTGTCTTGTAAATTTTCTACCGTAGCTTTTGCAAAACCTATCATTAGAACTTGATCAAAATGCATACCACTTTCAAAATTTCTTTTTAACATTTTAAGTATTTCAGTTGTTTTACCACAACCAGGTCCCCCTAATATTTTGTAACGTCTCTTGTAAAACAGATCGGAA